GGGCGCCAGACCCTGGCCAAGCCCGCATGATTCACCTGGCCATCAACGACGTGGCTGACCGCCTGATTTACGAAATCCAGGGACAAGCGGATGGATAAAGACACCGCGCTCACCCTGGCCACCTGCTTGTTCTGTGCGGTGGCAATCGGCATCCTCTACATCGGCACCATCCACCCATGAAGGCTCTGATTGACACGGAGTTCTACCTGTTCACCGCAGCCTCTGCCTGCCAGTACGAGGTCGAGTGGGAGCCGGACGTCTGGACCTACTTCTGCCGGCACGACGATGCCAAGGAAGTCTTCCAAGAAACACTTGGCCAGTTCCGCGAGGCTCTACCTGACCACGACTTGGTGCTGGTGTTTGGCAGCTCCACCTCGTTTCGGTATGGGGTCTGGCCCCAGTACAAGGGCAACCGCAAGAAGTACCGCAGGCCTGCGGGCTACCGACAGCTGATCGAGTGGGTCCACAACGCTGGCCCCGCCCGTGGCTGGAAGGCGGTCGAGCTGCCCGACATTGAAGGAGACGACGTGCTCGGCGTGCTCTACGAGGAGGGTGACGTGATTGTCTCTGTTGACAAGGACATGCTCACCCTGCCCGGCCTGCACTTGCGCGATGGCGAAGTGGTTGAAATCAGTCGCCTTGAGGCCGATCGCAACTTCTACCGCCAGGTGCTGACTGGCGATGCCAGTGATAACTATCCCGGCTGCCCAGGCGTTGGCCCTGTTGGTGCAGACAAGTTGCTTGCTGGTTGCTCAACAGAAGTGGAGATGTGGGATGAGGTGCTCAAGGCCTTCCTCAAGAAAGGCTTTGGCGAGGTCTATGCGAAGACGCAAGCCCGCTGTGCACGCATCCTTCGCGCAGGCGAGTACGACTTGACGAGCGGCACTCCCCTGCTATGGAGTCCCCCGGTAGCCTGAGCTTGATCTGCACAGCTGCAGTGCTTCAGCCCATTGTCACTGATCAGTTAATTGCAAAGCTGCGGGAGCTGTTTCCGGCAGCGGTCAATCGGTCTATGTCGCCACGCGACTTGGACATCCTGATTGGCCAGCAAGAGGTCATTGTCTATCTGGAGCAACTGCTTGAAGAGCAGAAGTCCGACCCGCTGATTCTGGAGGAGCTCTGATGTGCTTCGGTGGCGGCGGCGGTGGCGCCGTAATCACGATGCCGGACACCGGGGCCTACGACCGGATGGCCCAGGCGCAGTTCGATGCCATGAAGGCATCGCAAGACGGAGCCATCCAGCTCAAGCAGATGGAGCTCAGCAGGGCTTTGTCGGACCAGCAGCAGGTGCTTGGCGACTTGCGTGATCTCAAGACGCAGCAAGCCAACAACACCAACGCAAACGCTGCACGCATGGCTGCCCTGATGGGTGCGCCGCCGCCTGACAAGACGGCAAAGGCACCTGTCCTTGGTTCTGATCGAGCCGAGATGACACGGCCCACTGGCAAGCGCGGCTTACGGATTGACCGGGCTGTGGCTTCCAGCCAAGGCACCGGCACGGGCCTCAACATCACCACAGGAGTTTGACCATGTGCTTTGGATCTGCACCTCAGGCCCCAGAGATTGTCTACAAGGGCCCCAGCCAGGCGGACATTGACCGCAACAACGCAGCGCTGGACCAGTACCGCCAGCAGTCGATGACGCAGCAGCAGCAGTTCGCCTCTGCATTGCAAAAGCAAATCGACGACGCCAACGCCACAGCTGCACAGCGCAAGGCAGAGCTGGAGGCGGAGATGGCATCAGCCACTGCATCCGCCGCGGCCCAGCAGCAGGCCGCTTACGCAACCACCACCACCCAGACCGAGCCTGTCGCTGCACAGACCACCGTTGCGCCCAAGAAGAAGGACAAGACCAAGGGCACGCTGAAGATTGCTTCTGGTGCCACGGCCATGAGCGAGGGCTCTGGCATCAACATCGGAGTTTGAGCCATGTGCAGCGGAGCTGGACAAAACATGGCGGCGATTGCCGAAGAGAACAGGCGGCAAGAACGGCTGGCGCGTGAACGTGCTGCTGAGATCGCTCGCCAAGAAGCTGCAATGCAGGCAGCTGTGGCGGGTCAACAGGCTGAGATGGCCAGGCTGCAACAGGCTCAAATCCAGGCTGAGGCCGACCAGCAAGCAAAGGTCGCTCAGCTGCAGGTCACAGAGCAGGCACAGCAAGCGCAGATTCAACAAATGCGCGATGCCACCAACTCGGCCAGTGCCTCTCTGCGTGTGCTCGCTTCTGCCCCAACGACGTCTGCCCCCACTGCGCAGCAAAGCAAGACGCCCAAGGCTGCAAGCGTGAAGACCACCAATCCAGCGGCTGATCTGCGCGTTGGTTCCTCAAACCGTGGCGCCGGTGTCGGCGTAAATCTTGGAGGCTGAGATGAGCTGCTCTAAGCGCTACCGGAACCTTGAGGGCGACCGGAACTACTACCTCGAGAGAGCACGAGCAGCAGCGCGGCTGACCCTGCCGTACCTGGTGCCGCTCAACGACGAGTACACACCCAACCAGACCGAGAGCTTCCCGCTGCCCTGGAATGGCATCGGCGCTCGCGGTGTTCACAACATCACCAGCCGCCTGAGCTTGGCGCTGCTGCCTCCAACGGAAACCTTCTTCCGCTTCACGATCGATGAGATCGAGATGGCCAAGAACGAGCAGCAGCTACAGGCCGCTGGGGCCAGCGCTGAACAGCTGGGCAAAACCAAGAGCGAGTTTGATCTGGCCCTGGCCCGGCTCGAGCGAGCAGTGCTGCGCAGCATCGAAGCCAGCAACGATCGCGTGGCAGTTCACGAGATGCTTCTCCATCTGGTGGTGGGCGGCAACGCGCTCATGTACCTCGGCGAGAAGGGGCTGCGCTGCTACCACCTCAACCGCTACGTGCTGCGGCGTGACCCCATGGGCAATCCCCTGGAGGCGATCGTCTGCGAGGAGCTCTCGCAAGAGAACCTTCCCGAAAAGGTGAAGTTGCTGCTTGAGGAAGAGGACGGCCCTACTGCAGGGATCGAAGACGACGACGATCGGCCTGAGTACGAGCGGACCGTCAAGCTCTACACCCACGTCGAATGGGAGGGCGAGAAGGTCACCTGGTATCAGGAGGTCAAGGACAAAGAGATCCCTGGCACCAAGGGCACGGCCTCAATCAGCGAGTCGCCCTGGCTGGCCCTGCGCATGTACCGCATCGACGGGCATGACTATTCACCGGGCTACGTCGAGGCCGCTTGCATGGCGGACCTGCAGACCGCTGAAGCCCTGAGCCAGGCCATTGCCGAAGGCTCCCTGGTCAGCGCTCAGGTGAAGCACCTGGTCAAGCCCAGCGGGGTGGCCAACCCCAAGAAGCTGGCTGAGGCCGCCAATGGCGCCTTCCTCCCTGGCAACCCCGATGACGTCACCACCATCACGGTAGGCAAGGCACAGGATCTGAGCGTTGCGATGCAGGGCCTGGCCCGGATCGAGGCTCGCCTGGCTCAGGCCTTCATGTTGGCCGACATGCGGGACGCGGAACGCGTGACCGCGGAAGAGGTCCGCTTGCAGGCGCTTCAGACGGAACAGTCCCTCGGGAACATCTACGCCATCCTCACCACCGAGTTCCAGCAGCCCTACGTGGCACGGAAGCTGGCGCTGCTGGTGCGCAAAGGCCGGCTGCCGAAGCTGCCGAATGAGCTGGTCAAGCCCGTCGTGAGCGTGGGCCTGGCTGCTGTGGGCCGGGGCAACGACCTGGAGAAGACCGCCAGGTTTATGCAGATCCTGCAACAGTCGCTCGGCCCTGAGGGGATTGCCACCTACGTGATGCCATCTGAGCTGATCCGCCGGCTCGCTGCCTCGATGGGCATGGACATCATCGGCCTGGTCAAGACCGACGAGCAGCTGGCTGCGGAACAGCAGCAGCAACAGCAGATGGCCATGGCTCAGCAGGCCATGGCAAGCGGCATGGCTGATCCACAAAAGCTGGCCAATGCCGCTGCCACTGCACAGGAGATGGCAGCCCCACCTCCTGAACAACCACCAACGGAACAACCCGCATGACCGCCACCCCCGAAACCCGCGAGGAGCTGCAGGCTCTCGTTGGCCCCGGCCAACAAGACGTCTTTGACCAGTTCCTCGAGGAGGTCCAGCAGCAGCAGGCCGCCATTGATGCGGCTGAGCAGCAGGGCACTGATGAAGCCGAGAAGCTGCTGGCCGGAAAGTTCAAGAGCACCGAAGACCTGGAGAGGGCCTACCTCGAAGCCCAGAAGCTGATCAGCAGCCGCGGCCAGCAGCAGCCCGAACCCGAGACGCCAGCCAAGCTGACCCGCGAGCAAGCCGCTGAGCATTACGGCGACTTCATCGCCAGTGCAGCCGACGAGGAAGGCATCGACCTGGCTGCCTGGGATTCGGCAGTGCGCCAGGGCCAGGACACCAAGGAGCTGCGCGACAAGCTGGCAGCCAAGACCGGTATCCCTGTTCAGCTGATTGAGCAGTACGAGCAGGCCTACCGGCCGCAGCAAGCAGCTGCTGCAGATGCCCCGGCCTCTGGCCTGACTGACGCTGATGTGACTGAGCTCAAGGCC